AAAGAGTGTCATCATGACCCTGTTCCCCATTGCTGAACAACTGTTCACATTACATGAACACAAACCGTCTGATCTAACTTCGTCTGATCTAACACCGCCTCGCTTTGCTCGGCTTGGTCTCACTCCGTTCGACCTACCTCACCTCACTGTGTTCGGTTCGGATTGGGTTCGCTCCGCTCACCGCACCATACCACACTACATAGTCTGATCTAACTCCGTCTGATCTAACTTCTTCTGATCTAACTCCGCACCAAATCGCACCACTGGATCTAGTCCCGAATTACTGGATCTAACTCCGTCTGATCTAACACCGTATCAGAATGTTCCACGTGAAACAATGACACGCTTGGGTCCGTAGTGGATTATGTGAAATTACAAAAATACTTGTATTCTAGAATAGGTGCGCTATAATGAGGGTACAAAGAAGGAGGGTCATAGTATGACTAAAGAAAAATATAAAGATTATATTCAAAATTCTTATGATCATGTTTTAGAGCAAGTTATTGGTTGGCATGAGTTAGCTAACGTGTTAAAAATTTTATCTGATTATATTAGTGATTGTATTGATACAACTGAGGATATTTACAACGATAAAGATATTGATTATCAATCTTATGTTGAATTGAATGAAATGATTAGCTACAAGCTTAAAGAAGTTTGTAGGATTGTAAAGAAGGGATAGCGTATGAGTAATTACACTAGTCTCAATCGCTTGTGTTCTGAATTAAATAGAACACTTGGTATTACAAGTGATATTGAAAGAGAAAATTTAATTAAGTCTTATTATAATCAAGGATTGATTAGTTATAGGCAATATTATTTATTATTGGTTAGTGTTAGAAAACACGAGTACATTAATAATGTGTTCGTTTCTATGTATAGTGAGAATTGGTAGGTGGTAGCTATGGAAAATTGTTTTGGTAAAGTCGCATTTTTACTTTATGATGATGTAAAGGTTGCCAAATATGAAATTTCATATAATGATAATGATACTTGTAATATTGACCTAAATTTGTATCATCCTTTTAATAGACATAGGACTATATTAGAAAATATTAAGGTCAACGATGTTGACCATGCTGTTTTAGATTATATGAATATGCAAGCCTATTGTGATACAGAAGATAGAAACAAAATGTTTGCATTTGAAATTGTAAGCTATTTTATAAAACAAATTAATAAGGAGGTAAAATAATGTTATTGGTAGATAATCCTATAGACATTGAATTTTATTTTACATTCGATGGTTTAATTGTAATACATAATACAGACTATAAAATTGTTCAAGATGTGTATAATAAGTATTATGAAAAGTACGGTGATAATCACAAATATTATTTATATACAGTAGGTAAATATTAAAATAAGAACTTAAAAGAGTGCATTAATGGCACTCTTTTTATTTTAATATTTACTCAATATATAGCTTAAAAGTCTTTTTGTTTCTTGATTATTGTAATATACACATCCATCACGATATGATCGTATTAACATATTGAGTCTTTGGTCCTTACGCCATAGTTTCGCGATCATCATATTTTCACGATTATTACTGCCAATGGAATAACAATATCCGTATTCTTTGTTTATCTGTTGGTTGATATACACATAACCCGTGTTCATATCTATCCAAACACCATAATAGATATCATCATAGTATAACGTACATAAATAATCACAAACATTTGTTTTCTTTTTTATAAAGTCGTTTGTATCATATGCAAACTTACCAGCGTTATACTCTCCGTATGTTGTACCCGATATTAATTTATGGAATTTCGATTTTTCTTTATTTCCTTTTTTATAGTCACTATGACAAATTTGTACAATAATTTGCTCGACGGATTCATTACCTTTAAATGTATTAAATTCTTTATTTGGGTCGGGTGTGATACCAAAATAACTAAAATAAGGGTTAACGATACTTGCGTTGTTTGCTAATAAATATACATGTCCTTCTCTTTGTCTAAATATAGAGTCAATGATATTTAATAAGATCTCAACTTCATTTGGAATGTATGCGTTAAAACCTGCCTTTTCCGGTATAAATTCGTCAACAATAATAGTGTCGATATCTACATAACTTGTTGATTTTAAACTTGCAAACGCTGTTAAAGATGTTGCGTATCCCATCTCGCAACCATTTATATAAAAGGTGGTAAAGTTGCTACCACCTGTAATTTTAAATTCATCATCTTTGAAGTTTTCAAACTGATCATTTAAAAATGTTTTTATCTTTTTTAGGTCCGTTTTATATCGTCTTAAATAAAGAAATTGTTTTCCTTTTTTCTTATATCGACTAATACAGTCTTTTTTAAATCCATATGTTTTACCAATTCCACGACCACCAATGATGAAATTTAAAAATTTGTTGTATGACTTTATATTGGTAGGGCTATACCAGTCAATTGATTTTGTCATTTGAATACTCCATAAGGTAAGTAATTAATACCTTTTGAGTTTAACTCACCGCCAGCCATCCAACGACGCTTACCACTGCTACCAATCCAACTAATCCATACATAGCCATCACGCTTAACATAACCATCATATTGTACATGCATACCATTTGTATAATATAAACCTGTATCATTTCCATTTTGACTCGGTGCTTCTCTGATTTTAATTGTGCAATTTGGGTAGAATGTCCCATATTCCTTAATAAAATCGCTTGGAATTTCATTTAATACCATTTCACTTTTTTCATCGCTTAAAATCATAGCTTTAGGCATGAAAGCCGTTTCGAATGTAGCTGAGTATGGTAGTGTAACAATATTGACTAAACCATTCTTATCTCCTTGGTTCGCACCTAAAAAGCGACCATATGCACCGTTAATATCACTATCAAAAATAGCAACGTGGCTCCATGGTGTAATATTTGGCACCTCTTTAAATACAACAATTGCACCAGGTTGTAACTCAGTAATTTCAACACAATTATATGTCATTCCATTTGTTTTTCTATTTAACCAAATATCTTTAACATATCCGCTAGTTGTACAATTTGCACCTTTAAACCCATTTTTTTCGCACCAATCAAAGTATAAGTCCCAACATTGAGAACCATAAGCACCATCACGATCTACATATGTACCTAGTACTTTTCGCCTATAGTCATAATATTTATTCACATTAATATTCATATTAATTACCTCCTAGAATACATTAAAAAATAATCCATATTCTTGTAATTCCGTATATAACTCGTTCTCGATGGTAATAACCGCACGTCTTGAGCCTTGTAACACTTCCGCTAGTGTTTGGATACCGATATTACCTTTACGCTTAAAACTATACTCTTCATGCCCTGTCGTATCATTTGCGCTTTTTGGTTTTGTGATTGTCTTAGCGATATTGTTTACATAGTCGTTTGTTTCAATGTCGATACGTCCTTCCGGAGTTACAGATTGTAAGGCGATAGACGTATCTTCTCCACTAGCTTGTGTGTTACCTCGACTATCACGCGTATAAGTTTCTGTATAGTTCGTGTTTGAGGTTGGGTCGTCTTGATCTTGGAACGGGATAGTTTTAAATAAGGTATAATATCTATCCATATTGACTTCAAACCAGTGTTGTAGCTCAAATTTCCAATACGCATAGGTTTCTTGACCGATCTCGTCAAACCAAAAGTGCTTTAAAATGCCAGTCTCTAAAGCTTTACGTCTTTCGGGGTCGTCATAAAAAGGATAGTTAAAATCGAAAATCTTTTTTCTTGCGATCTCTAAAACTTCCATATCACTTAATTCATATTGAGCGTCAATTAACTCTGTAAACGCTAAATTGTGACATACACCGCATATCGTTTCAGTATTCTCAGCGAGTACCGGACTTTGTAAAGTTAATAAATAATTAGGTACTTTTAATTTTTTAAACATACTAATCACCTTCTTTTTTAATTGTTAGGTCGTCTTTAAAATCTGAAAGACTTGTATCACTATCTAGTTCAATCAATTTTAAGATGTCTTCAAAATCCTCATATGGCGCAAACTCAACACTTGCGTTTAAATTAAATTTCTTGTTCAATTCTTCAATCGCTTTTTTACGTTCGCTTAGCCAAATATTGCGAGACGCAATAACTTGTTGATTGTTGGCGTTGACCTCATCCGCAACTAATCTTTCTTTTTTATCCATGTTGGCATTTTCAATACCTAATAGAGTCATGCATTCACGTAAAATCGCTTGTTTCATGCCGTGTAACTCGTCCGCAATAAAAGGTGCGTTTGTTTGTAGTACGTTAACATCTTCCGTCCTAAATCCTTTTGAAGTAAAGATCGTTTGAACACCTTGCAAAATCTTCTTCATGAACACTTTGAACTGTTGTAACATACGTTTATCACCTGTAATGATGTACGGCGTCCATTGCATTGTTAAATTTTGGTCCATTGTGCGACTCGTTAAAGCTAGTTTCTTAGCGAAAAAGCTTAAGTATGGGAAGATACCAACATATAAAGGACTGTTTTTCATAACAACACACTCTTCACTTGATAAATTCTTTTTAACAAGTGGACTTGTTGAAACTGTATGGTATTCGGTTGGTTCTTGATAGTGGTTAAGCCTACCGCCTAATGTGATTTCACTACAAATCAAGCCTAATCTTTCATCATCATAAAAGCCAATGTAACCACGTGTTTGTAAAACATATTCTAAATAGAATGTATTAATGGATTCGGGTAAACCTTTATATTTAAACATGTTTAAACTCAACATTTGTAAGTATGTGTAATAAATAAAATCCGCCTCTCCATTATTCATAGTAGCAACATCCACCGCATTTCTACAATAATCTGTAAACGAGCTCGTGTCATTTAATAAATCCATTTTTAATCATCTCCTTTTAATTATATGTTAAATAAAAAAGGTTGAACAGTCAACCTTTTATATTAATGTACTTTCTTTTCTTTATAATTCCCGTATTTATCACACTGTGTATATGAATATCTTTCGCCGTTATTTTGGCTATAATCACCAACATTCTTGTTGTGCCATAGAGTAATACCATTATCAAATACACGTTTGATTTTTTCCAAGTCGTTCGGGTCGATGTTTGTACCTTTAATATTACACTTTACCGTCTGAATGTAGTTCCATGATATTTTAGATCGTAAATTAGGGTAGTCAATTGTATTAGTGGCATACCCTCGCATGTTCCATATTTTTTCGAGTTTCTGTTTATATTCGTCTGTTGGTCTATAAACATATAATACAAATGTATTTAAATCTAGTGCAATTTGTCGCATTAAATCATTAGAACCAGTTACAATACTGTCAGCCGTTGCCTGTGCGTCGTGAATACGTGCATTATAGCTATCCATAGCATTTTGAATGTTTGTTTGATTTTGGTATTGTGTTGTTAACTGTCTTAATTGGTTACCTATTGCGGTTGATTGACTATTAGCACTAGCTTGTGCATTTGCATTCGCAAGTGCATTTGCGTTTTGTAAGTTCGTTTGTTTTGTATTGATTTGATTTTGCATGGCTGTTTGTCCAATGCCTAATCCAGCTCCAACCAAACTACCAACAGCACCTCCAATATTACCGGTTAACGCGCTGGCGATACCACCACTTAAACCGCCTATAGCACTTATACTAGCATTTATCATATTCGATTTGTTGTGTAAATCATTCAAATTACTAGCTAAATTTGCATTCCGTGCGGTTACACTTAAATTTAAGTTATTTTGTAAGCTTGTTTGAGCACTCAATGCATTACCTGTTGCGCTTGCTATGGCTGAATTTGTTTCATTTGACCTTCTAATATTGGACAATCCAACATTCATAGAGTTACGTGAAGATTGTAACATTAATGCGGTCGTATCACTAATAATAGGTAGGCTTGTCTCATATTGAGATTCAAAGGAATTATCTAAATTAATTAAATCTGAATAAGATTCATCTGATTTTGTTACCTTATAATTTAATGCTACAATATTTATTTTTGAGCTGTTTGGTGAGCCTACATATATAAATTGTGCGTTTTTCATATCTTCCCATAATTCATTTTTAAAAACTTTTGTTGTTCCGTTATTATCACTAATAAGCATATAGCTGTATGGGTACGTGTATAATTTTGTGAATTGAGTAAATCCAATAAACGCCGGTATATTATATACACGTGTTTTTGGAAAGGCGTTTAAATCATTTTCTAGCATGTCATTCATTGTTTTAGCTTTATACGTTAATATTTGATAATCACCTTGTTGTTCAGCACTAAAGCAGTCTCGTTTAATGACAACCTGTCCATTTTCAACAACCAAGCCTGGTATTGAATTGGTTACCACTATAGAAACGCATTTACCCACTAGTTTTTCATTCTTTCGGATAGCGTCTAATACTTTTGAAAGTCCGCTAATCGTTACAGTTTGACCGCTTGCACTGCCAATTTTTAAAGATGTTATATCAGTTCCCGTATATCGACTAAAAGGAAAAACATAATAATTAATTTGAGACGGTGTTCCTAATTGTGCGTTTGTGTAGCTATCTGTTCCGGACATATCACAAGTCATACCAATTACAGCAAAACTAGTTATTCCGTTTGCGTCTATTAGATATTGTTTGTCACTGACTAAATCCGTCCCAATCTCTAAATTCTCCGGTTGTGTATTAATACAAGGTCGTTGTACACCATCTCCAGTATCATAATATTGTGGTCTATGTTCATATGCGATATATGACTCCATAAAGTTTTCTTCAATTTCAAACCGCCATGTTTGTATTACATCTGTTTCAAAACTAATACTAGTGGCATTATCATTTAAGTACCCTAAACTTGTAATAAAACAGTAAATCCATTTTGCTTTATTTCCTGTATTTCCATTTTGATAAATTAAATAATTGTATAAACGTAGATCATCATAAACACCCGGAACAACTACCGTACCATCTTTTCTTTGATACGTGTAATTTTCAAAAACGATATGATCATAATTATTTATGAAAAAATTAAATTGTTTTTCGGGTGTATCGAATGCACCCCAAAACGTGTTATTCATTGCGTCAATTTCTAGACCCTTCAACAAATAAATTTTACTTTGTGGTGTAAATTGACTGTTAACGACTCCTATACTCATCTTAATCATCTCCTTTTATTTTATAATAAATAAAAATAGTTGAATGTTCAACTATTTTATTTATCTTTGATATAGTCATAAATTTCACGTGCTTTCGTTCCACGCTGTGGTTGGTTCGGGTCGGCTGGTCTTTCATAATTCGCTAAAAATTCTATAGCTAATGTATAAGGGTCGGCTGTCGATTTTGAAAAGCTTGCGAAACTTTCAGGGTATGTTGCTGTAGCTATCCATTGTTGGTTATTCTCCATTTCCCATTGAATTCGCTCACATTCACCTTGACCAAACTTTGATACATCCGGATAATATCCTTTTTCTTTTAGCCAGTCAATTATTTTCGTCCAAGGCGTCCACTGCACTAGACCATACCCACGACTTGCTACCGGTTGTGCAAATGGTACATCACCCTCCCACCGATTCGGGTTGACTGTACTTTCAAAATAAGAGTTTCCTAATATACCAGCAACCGCGTTTGCGGTCCAACCTTTCGCCTTAAAAAATTGCCAAAATGCGATCCAATTTTGTTTAGATTCATCTTCTGTAAGTGGTCTCGTGTTATTGATATCACCGGGAATAAACCACTTACTTGTTGGTGTTGGTGGTTCGGGTTTTACCTCTTCTTTTGTCTTATAAAAGCCAAAATCAATGCCTAAACCATCTAGCATGAAATAATGTTTAGTGTATTTATAGGTTGGTTCGGGTGGGGTTGGAGGTTGACCACCTTCAAATGTTTTCCACTGTTGCCCATATCCATTCACGATATTTGTATCATTCACATAAAAAACATTATTCGGTAATTCTGAACCACTTAAAGCATAACATTCATTGCCATAGCTACATACAACACCATAACTAACTAGACCAGCATTTAGTGTAAAAGACTGGTCTATATGACAATGGTCACCTGTAGCCATGCCAGCCGTACCAGTATGATAAATTAAATCACCTTGTTTATAATTAGATCCAGTAGGTGGATTGGGGTCATGTGTAAAACTTACAGTCACATTTTTTAAACCGCTTGGGGTCCATACCTCATTATCACTTTGATAGACGCGAGTATTACCGGACGGGTACGTGTGCACTAAATGACAACTAAATGGTGCATACACGGGCACTCTTGTTTGACCACTAATAGCATTATCGAATGGATGGCCACAACAGTGGCTATACTCTGATGGACTAGACCATTGTGTAATATTCATTGTTTCCATAGGAAATAAACAAACTTCATGGCCATCATGTACTAACTTTTGACCGGCTTTCATAAATTTAATTCCTCCTCTAATATTGTTAACTCGTGTAGTTTCTTTTTACATATATTATATCTTTCATAATCTACATCTTTTAGTATATGCATAGCTTGCATATAAAACTCTATATAAAAATAAACGCTTAGACCTTCCGGTAAATTATAGGGAATATCTTCCGGTTTTTTCATTTTATAAATGCTAGATAGTTCACATTCTTTTTTATCCATATTATCACCTCATCTATATAATAAAATAAAACTAGCTTATGAGCTAGTTTTTTCTAAAATAATGGAAATGTACGCGTCAACATAACATTGCCCTGTAACAGGTGTATCTGTTTTAAGCTTAGCGAAATACGGCAAATATTTCAATGCTATTTCAGCCATTGTAATTTGTGAGTCATTTTTTATGGTTGTGACTGTTACATTATCATCTAGCATTAAATAAACATAATCTATTAATTCACCTGTACTTTTGTTTTTTAATTTACATGTTTTATTAGTTAATAATGACCTCTTAACTGTATAACCTTCTAAGTCTAAATCTCTAACAAAAATGTTGATTGTATAATAAGGCGCATTTGGTAAATAATTAAAATCATATTTAAAATAATAATCTAATTTTTTAACATTTTTATCTTTGCTTTCTGTCAAAACATAATAATCACTTGTTCCAACATTAATTAATTTTACATTGTTTTCATAAGTGGATGGTATTTCACTGATCCAGGGAAAAACATTTTGACTATTATCACTATATTTTTGTTGAATTTCAATAATGTTTGCATTACCAATACCACCATACACATAATTAGTATTTAAAACACAGTTTTCAATCCATAAAGATAAATCTGATCCACCTTGTGCAATTGCATTAGCTGATATTTTTGTATTTATAAATTTAAATGTGGCATAAATGTTTTTAGACACAGTAAAATTTATAATATTTCTGTTTTGACAGTCAATCAAACAATTATTAAAGGATATATTTATATTATTTAATGAATCATTATCAATTGTGGTAAATATCGTGCTATTGTCTATTGATTTTATATCACAATCATTAAATATTATATTATCGTACATATTAAACAATGCTCCATAGTCATTAGGCATATTTTTATTAATATCACAATTATTAAATATAATAGTACCACCTAAATTACCATACATAAAATATGAATAATGCTCGATATTAAAAGTTGTATTATTAATTATATATGTAGTTCCTGTATATTCATTGTTTGAGCTTGTTAGTGATGTGTTATGTAAATTACAATCACTTAATAAAATATGTTTTGAGTTGTGTGATGAAACTTTACTAAATAGTAAAAATAAATTCCTAAATGAGCATTTTATTAAACATGATGAGGCAAATATAGTAGTAAAACCACCTTGTACAACTTCATCACGGTAAAAATTTATCCCTTTAATATTACAATTTACTATTGAACTTGTAAATTCAATATCTCCTAATAATTTAATACTCGCATTAATACCAATAAGATTAATATTGCTTATATCGTTTAATTTATTGTGTATAGAATAAACTTTATTACTTAATAATACATATTTACCCGTTCCCGTCGCTTTTGTAAAGCAACTATTAAATGCTGAACTATCATCTGTTTGACCATCACCAACAGCACCAAAATTTTCAGGTAATAAGAATGGGAAACTTTCATTTTTAGTGACTTCCTGCCATAATGTACTTTTAAATGTATCTAAATTTGTATTAACTAAATTGTTAATGGTTTCTGTTAATGTTGGTTGTAATTCGGTCCATTTTTCATCAAACTTAGTGCTCGTTGTGTTTTGCGCTAATTCAATGACTTGAGGTCTTAACTCTTCCCATTTTTCATCAAATTTATTACTTGTTGTAGTTTGTGATAGTTCAATTAATTGAGGACGTAACTCGGTCCATTTCTCATCAAATTTATTACTTGTTGTAGTTTGTGATAATTCAATGACTTGAGGTCTTAATTCTTCCCATTTTTCATCAAATTTATTACTTGTTGTAGTTTGTGATAGTTCAATTAATTGAGGACGTAACTCGGTCCATTTCTCATCAAATTTATTACTTGTTGTAGTTTGTGATAATTCAATGACTTGAGGTCTTAATTCTTCCCATGATCTATTAAATTGTTCAATTGTTGTATCTGTTGATAATTGAATAATCGTAGGTCTTAATTTTTCCCATTCTTCATTGAATTTATTTGTTGTTGTTTCTTCTACTAGTGTAATAACTTGCGGTTTTAAAATATCCCATTGTTTTTTAAATTCGGCGTCGGTTGTATCCTGTGCCAATTTAATAACAACCGGTTTTAATTCTTCCCATGCATTATTGAATGTTTCAATTGTTAAATTTGTTACAAGCTCAATAACTTGAGGTTTTAAGATTGACCATTTATAATCAAATTCCTCATCTGTCCATTCTTTTGTAGCTTGCTCTAATAATGGTACTACTGTATTCCATGCCTCAATTGTTTCATTCATAGCGGTTACTAATGTGTAAACGTATCCTTGTAAATAGTTTAAACACTGGTAAACATTCATACCCGTATTGAATGCACTCACATATTGCTGAGCTAAATTCTTACCACTTAACTTTAAAGGCTCGAACTCCGGTAAAAAGTTATTGATCTCAAATTCTTCATGTAACTCTGAACTTGAAATACTTTCGCTTTCGCTCGTAGATGTTTCACTTGAATTTAAAATATTTTGCTTTATTTCATCAAAATTCATACTATTCACCCTCTTTATATCCGATTAGATCTTTTAGTTTTTCCGGTAATATATCACTATTGATTTTAGAAATATTTTCGATAATACTAACAACCTCTGTAATAATCGCATATGTACAAATCACCGGTACTAAATCAACTCCAAACGGCAACGTTAAATAAGTTTCAGCGTAGTTAATAGCGATACCTAAAGTGTAACAAAAGATAAATCCAACCTTTTTAAAAAGTCCGTCTCTTAATTTGCTCGACTTGATCTGTTCACCTTCTCGTAAAGCTCCAACGATACCTGTTACCAAATCTAAACCATTAAAAACCAATGCCACTAAAATAATTTTCATTTTTAATCACCTCTTTCATTTTCTATAATATAAAAAAATAGTTGAATGTTCAACTATTTTCTAATTTCCTATTTTTCCTTGCCCTAACCATTTTCCATTTTTACGAATTCGGCTAGTACCTTGATTTTCTTTTCCTACTTTATCATAACTATATTTTGCGATGTCCTTCCATGTGTTCGATTTTCGTATTTTTAAAAATCCACTGTCTTTATTTAATGATTTTAACACGCCACTTTTACGAATGCCCCACGGTCTAAAGTCGGGTATCACTTGCTGAATACTGTAAATATTTGAGTGTGGAAAAGTTACGTCCTCACCTTGTAATTCAATTTTAACATGGGTTGTGTCATTTGATAATTGAATAAATTTACTCCACTGACTCGCTCTCGCTGTTCCATCCCATCCTTGTCGATAATTTAAAGGCATTTGTCCGGTATGTGTAAATATCTTTTCTCTTAATAATTGTGTCCATGAGGCTTGATTGTCTGTTGATTTGGATACAATAATATAATAATTATATGTAACAGAAGTATCACCAACATAATACCCATCCGCCACATACTGCTGAGCGTCTGTTATAGCGTAACCTACTAAATCTAAAATAAATGTTACACCATAATTTCCATTATCTGAGAAATTAATACCTTTACCGTATCCGGACGCGTGCGCTACTGCTAACGGTGCTCCAAACGGTCCTGTGTTGTCGGGTGAGCCACCTAAAACAACATTCGCATAGGGTCCGGTGTTGTCATATGCACCATAAAAATATTGCCATGCCATTATACACCACCAGCCAAATCATTCTCAGTACTTCCGCTATTTGTACGGATGTATGAACCGCCGTCAACACTTCCACCAAAGATATTAATATTACCGGTTGCGATGTTTCTTCCATCTGTCATGTGACCGTCAAAAATCGTATCACCTGTTTGTGTCCAAGCTCCACTGTTCTTTAAGTTCGTTAACAAGATAGATAAATCGTCATACATTTTACCAATTTTAGAATCTTGATTATCAATATAATTATTAATAGTGTTATTAACATATTGCGTTAACTCCGGTTTTAATTCTTCCCATGACTGATTGAATTGATTGATTGTTGTTTGTTTCGTCAACTCAATTACTTGAGGTCTTAATTCTTCCCATTTCTCATTGAATTGATTGATCGTTGTCTGTTTCGTTAGTTCAATAACTTGAGGTTTTAATTCTTCCCATTTCTCATTGAATTGATTGATCGTTGTCTGTTTCGTTAGTTCAATAACTTGAGGTTTTAATTCTTCCCATTTCTCATTGAATTGATTGATTGTTGTTTGTTTCGTCAACTCAATAACTTGAGGTTTTAACTCCGCCCAATGTTTATCGAATTCACTTTTAGACAGTTCAATACAATATTTAATCATTTCCTCGATGTTTTTATTCCATTTTTTGACAACATCGTTAACAGCCTTAACCAGCCAACCAATATGACCTTGTAAATAATTTAAACATTGGTAAATATTCATACCCGTGTTAAATTCACTAACATAGTTTTGAGCTAAATTCTTACCACTTAACTTTACCTCGTCAAACTTAGGCAAAAAATTATCAATATCTATTTTAATCTCTTGGTTTTGCTCAAATTGTTCTTTAATTGTTTGACTTGCTGATTGTTTCTTTTTAGTTTTTCTTAACATGATCTCACCACCTTCAAATACATACTAATACAAAATAAATAAAAATAAAAGAAAAAAGAGTTAAATTAATAACTCTTTTTCCTAATTTGCAATTTACGCAAAAAACAGAAAGGAGGGGTGTCATGTCCTACTCATGACATCGATATTATAACATGGCTATACGTTATAAACAACCTTAATATCACATGTCACATTAGAAACTGTATCTCTGATTGTTACAGTTGCTAAACCTTCCGCGTCAATAGCGTCCAAACCTTCAATCTTAACGTGTTTTGAATCAGTTTCGATTGTAGCTCTAACTTTATCCTCAACACTAGATGTAGCTGTTAAACTATACTTAGCATTTAAACCGCTTGTTTGAACTGTAAATGGTACGGTGATAGTCGCACCTTTACGTACTTCCACAACTTGTGGATTTGAGTAAATCGCTGTAACTTTTTCCTCAACGTTACCGGAAACAAAAGCAATTGCGTTAGCAAAACGACTTGTTGCAATTCCTTCCCAGTGATGTAAGAAGTAGTTCCAATATAATCCCTTAGCATTATAAGCAACACCTACACTATACTTTTGATCAAATACACGATAAATTTCTGAATCACACACAATAGCCTCAATATTTCCTTGTGCCGTACTTGGTAAAGTAGGTAATACTAATACATGAGTTTTAAATTGAGCAAACTCTAATTGGAATGTTTGTGCCAACCAATCAATATTTAAATAACTATTGGTTTTACCATTCAAAATGACATAAATATCCTCATAGTCATTTTGTTTTGTAACAGCCATAGCATTATATTCATTAGTAGGCTCAGTCAAGTAAGACACGTATTCTGTAATTTTACGTGCTAATTCTTTCGCTGTATCTGTATCTGTGACAGCACTTGTATTTACAATTTTCATGTGTCCGTTTTCATAGTGAGTAACTAAAGCGGTTTTCATATAGTTATAGTCGTCTTTATTATCACCATTATACATAGAGTCAACAATACGAGCGATCAAACTATTTACACCATCCCAAGTAACGAAATACTTACGTAAATCATCATCTGTAATAGTTGCCGGATAATATGACTTTCTGTTTACTACGTAGAAAGCTGTTTTAATGTCCGGTAAACTACGCTTAAATAATGTGTTCTCAGCGTCCGCCTGGTTGTATGCATGCTCTTTAGCGCACTCAACGAAATACTCTTCCATAGTATAACCAAGTGGCATATTTTCCATTTTAAATGGCGCTAGTTTGTTTGTTAAAATATTTCTGTGTGCAATCACTTTACCAATTCTAGTGGCTAAATTCATAAACTCAACACCTAATGTGTCCGGATATTCTAACAAACCGTTCATAAACTCTAAAGAGCTTGTTTCATTTGGGTCTCCGATCGTACTCCTAAAATTGCTTGAACTCATTGCATACATTGCACTTGCGACTTCTTGACCTGTTGGCTCATGGTCCATACCTAAATCATTTTGTAACGTTTTAGTTACATCTTTTGCTGTTGTTTTTGACATCTAAATCACCTCTTTCATTAAATACCTAATTTTCTTAAATCCATTGGTGCCTCATGTTTTGGTTTTTCTCCGCCCGATTTTTCAACACCAATTTGCATAAATAGTTTAGAATTAGCCTCTGTCAATGAGGTATTCTTTTCAACTAGTTTCGTGTTCTCGGCTTTCAAATTGTCTAACTCTGTAAAAGTTTTCTCAACTTCAGCTCGCATATCATTCAACATAGTTGAACGTTCCGCTTGATCTTCAACCGTTAACACTTCCGTAAACTTTTCTCTTAGTTCGTCACGTTCCATTTTTACACATCCCTTCTATTTATTAATATATGATATTAATATTGTAAAGTCAATAAAAAATAAAACCCTCTTTTATGAGGGTTTCATGATAATAGGTTGTAAAGTTTAAAGTGTTATCAGCTAGTTTACTATTCCTATATATGTTGTTAGCACGTTTCACCGCGAGTAAGCCTAACATACATGTCTGATTTCCTATCTTTATTCCTTACGTAAGTATAATAGCAAATTATTTTCTTTTTTCCAAATCTTCTTTAATTTTATTTTTAACATAGAAACTAAAATTCTTATGTTCCAATAAATTCTCAATAAAATTAACAACTTCAGTTTCATTTTTATTGACACAAACACAATATTTATTAACATGATCTCGATACCATTTATTTCTATTTTCTTTAGCTTTCTCGCTCATCATTCATATCACCTTCTTTTTCTTTTAGCCATTTTAAAGGCATTCCTAATATATATGTATGCACAAATTCATTTGATTCATGGTTTACAATTGTCCATCCTTTGTCTAAATATTCATTTAAAGCTTCAATATCTTTTCGATATGCTGAATAGTCATAATCTTTTATGGATCTAACAATTATTACTTTATTTTTTAAAGGCGGACTTCCAAACATAATTTCATTAAATTCTTTAATTGTTTTATCACATTGATTACAAATTAATTTGTATTTTTCTTCTAAATCATACCTATAATAGTAATTATTACCAACTTCTTTTTTCAACCTACTTATTAGATTTTTATTTTCAGTTATATCTTTTCTTAATTGTCTGTTTTCATATTCACCGATTAAACTAATAACAACAATTAAAATAATTAACAATATTAATATAAAATTATTCATCTTTTAAACTCCTTACTATTTCAACAATCAAAATAAACATTCCAATAGCATATACAACAAATAAAAATACAACACCTAAACATCCAAGTGAAATTATAATACTACAAATTATATCTAATATTATATCTATCATGCTTATCTTTCTCCTATCTACTTTTAATACTGAATTGTCTATCGACTAATACAATACCACCCGGAACATGTGTCTTTTTTAGACAATCGTTAATAACATTACCAACTCTGAAATTATCATATGTTACATTTTGTTTTGCTCTTTCTGTCATCCCAGCACACTTAACATTCAAATAATAACATACTCCTTGACGTATATAATACAAATTATCTTTGCAATCATTTTCACTTATGTATTCTTGCTGGTGTTCCACATAATCTTTGTAAGATATTTCAATTTCTTCAACATAACTTTTAGCCCCAATGAAATAAGACCGTGTAAACACTGATTCTAAACCCCAATATCCTAATTCTTTATCGTCTATAATATCCTTAATTGCGTCCGGAACTTGTGTGCCAACTAGATGTATTGAATCCGTGTCAATGTATGCAACTCTATGAATACCTACTTTTTGCGCGGTTGATATCGTATATTTACGTGCGTAAGCTGTTACGAATTCGCCGTAAGGTAAATAAATAGGATCTCTAAATTGTTCGTCAATAACCTCTTTAACCTCACCATCTTCATAGGTAGTATATATAGGATCGTGTAGCCTTAATACTCCATCATCCTTATCAATAAAAGGAATTTTAGGCGTTACATTTGGATTCGTTGCAAATTTTCCGTAAACTGAATTTAATTGTCTTTTGGCAATAAATCTTTGAGCACCTTTAGAATTCTTTTTAACTTCCATTTGCTCATCTATAAACTGCCTTGCGATACCTAAACAGCCTCTAAATTTATAGCCATTAATAAATTCCACATCATAAATATCATATTGTTCATTGAATAACTCCCAATCAACACTTGTGACAGTCATTCTAACAATATCCCCGTTTGAGCTATCTACATATTTTTTGCTACCAAAAAATCTAGAAAACTTGTCTAGTGATATACAAGGTATATGATCTTTTTTAATGTCAAAAGCGAAACTCACAACGCCTACCCATAGCGGATATTCATTATCCTGTTGATATTCACCCTCAAAATATATAGGTGTATCATATGGCAAAAGCTCATAATACATACGACTTGGGAATAACGAGTTTACGTCAAATACTATCCCTTGCCCTATCTCTTTTTCTTTTAGTTCCGGGTTTGCCCAAACAAAACCACCACTATATGCCGGTCTTAAATCAGTGTCCACATTCATTTCTAAAGGTGGGAATATCTTTTCAAAACTCATAGGTAATGTTTTCTTGAAAGCCTCAAAACTACAGCTAGTGGCTGTCATTTTGTTAAATCCAAGCTTAAAACATTCGTTCAATGCCATACCTTCAATATCAATGTCATTAAACAAATAATCGACTTCATGCGGTGTTAGCTCGTGCCCAACCTCACGTTTAGTCTTATAATCTAGTTTTAATTTTCGTATTGGTAAATTAAAATCATGTGCGATCTTCTCAATACTAAATGGAATTAATTTAAACGAATCCCATATTGTCGTTTTTGTTGAACGATAAATTGAATATTTCCACCATATTTCAATGGAATACCACAGACCAGTATTAGATATTATTGTTTTAAAACAACCTGTTTTAGCCTTGTCCGAATATTCATAACCATTTGATAATAACCAACTTACAATAAATTCACCATCAAACGCTAAATTATGAAAATATAATTTACGTGTTTTCTGTTTACACCAATCTATAAAACTGTCTATACTATTCCCATATTCTTTAATACTCGAATCTTCAACAAAACTTGCACCCCAAGCCCATACGCGACAGTCTAAAGGGTCGGTTGTAGTTTCAAAGTCGCACGCCCAAATCTCTTTAGGCTCTTTTTTCTTTGCCATACTACAACCCCCTTTACATTATTTATACTTAACCACACCGTCACTAACATAGGCACGTCCGGTAAATACAGCTAAACTATCTTTTACATCGCTTAAATCTTCTCTTATAGCTTTACTTAATTGCTCGTTCACAAATTTTTGATTTTCTGTGTATTCACGGCTTAAATCCAAATATTTAAAAGTATTTATCGCTTTTCGTTCTTGATACAACCATTTCAATAATTCTTTATCCGATAATGATCTCATGTCTTTTAAAATTTGTTGTCCTTCTTCCTCTGTTATATTGTGCCCTCGTATTTGTTTCTCTATAGCTGTTTTATAATTTTCTCGAAACGTGGTGATTTTCTTATTTTTCTTCTTTGTATTCTCCTTTAGACTTTCAATCCTATTTTGTAACTGTTTAGGATATCTATACGATTGAATATTAACGTGATGGACTGGCTCTAAAAAACCTCCTCTATCATCTTTTAATACTGATAAAGCCTGTCGAACTGAAATATTTGTTGATATACCGCCTTTTGTTTCTTTCAAATTATTGAGTCCAACACTACGAACTAATTTTTTTCTTTGTTTGTTCTGTTTATCCACTAACTTATTAGCCTGCTCAATGTCGTTACGGTTAAATACGACACCGTACCTATTTTTTATAAATCTATTTTCTTTGTTGAATTTTTCAATTGATTTTAAGTATTTGTTGAATTCCTTACGATCGTTAAAATCTTTAATGGTTCTAATGTCCGTAAATACAACATCCTGCCCCATGTTTTGCGCTTTTGTTGCGGTTCGTTTAGCACTTGCTATAGCATTTCTTAACCGCTTAACATCTTTCGAACTTTTTCGCATTTTAGCCAATTTAAACACCCCCTTTTAAGTCAAAAAATAAAAGGGTGTTTGGCTAACACCCTTATTTTATTAGGCTATTTTACAGCCATGCTTAAATATTTGTTTGAACTTGAATTCGATTTTTTCTGAATGATTGTCACACATACCGGATCTTTCGTCCAATCATAATTAAATACTTGTTTAAGTTGCTTTAATGATTGTAAGAAAGGTTTTGAATTTGTTGCATAGGCTTTTCCATCCTTATCAATTACAGTAATTAGTTTAGAACAGATAATTTCGCCTGTTCTCTCGTTTTCCTTTTCTACATCTTGCACGATGTAACCAGTCAAATACAAGTCCTTACCTACTTGATCACTTAAACCTTCCGCATTATTTACCGCGTTAAATAAGTTAACGCGTTGCTCGTGAGTCATGTCCTCAGTCACAACCAAACCTGTGTTTTCCATTGCCATTACTTCATTTCCTAAATTTTCCATTTTAATATTCTCCTTTTAATTTTAACCGTTGCTTTTTCAATTAATTTATTTCAAGTTGTCTAATTTTGTGATAGCATAACAATTTACAACCTATACGCTTTTTAGTGAAGTCATAACACTTTAATGTCTTACATGGCACACCTCCATTAGTTCGTCATACTTCATATTTATTAGAACAAACCACATAACTAACATTATAATCACTATTATAATGAAATTTATGTATCTGTTTGACACCTTATAATATTTAAAATTACCTTTGCACTGCTGATAAATTTGATATACAGATAATACTACACAGATAAACCAACTTGCAAGCATTAAATTATTGTAAATACTCATAACCGCGTCTCTCATTCTCTTTAATCATATCCTCAAGTGATACAGCACCTTGTAAAACCTTACGTTTAAATAACGTCATAGTATTATAACGAAACGAATAACTAGCTATTACACTCTTTGAATTTAATTTACGAATATCCATTCTTATTAAATGTCTACGCTGATAAACTAAATGAAATCCAAGTTTATAATCACATAAATACGTCTCTATAATATCAACGATTCTGTTAATATTATCCATAGTTAACTCGCTTGGATAATGACCATGTTTATAAATTCGACTCATTCCAAACACTCCTTTAAATAATTAGATAATTTATTAGAATATTCTAATAAATCTAAATAATCATTTTTTGTAATATAATCATCTCTTAGTGCACATAACATAAGCATATCAAATAATTCAAGATATGAATCAACCAACAAATCTAATTGTTCTTTTCCTAATCCATACCTTTTTGACATCTGAATAAAATTTTTACCACCCGCATAATTTGTTAATATTGTACAATGATATTCTTCTTTTCTAGTCATTATTTGTTACCTCCCATTCTATCTAAAATAACTTCTTTACAAATTCTTTTCCTTACCATTTCACAACTTAAAAGCTGTTGTTCATATGGACCATTATTAATAATTTTCATTAATCTTTCAATTTCATTACAACAAAATTCAAATTCAAACAATAATTCACTATTAGACATTTCTTCTAATTCTCTTCTATATGTTTCCTTAATTATCTCTTTCATTTTCCTTGACCCTCCTTCTTTGTACCCTCATTATAGCGCACCTATTCTAGAATACAAGTATTTTTGTAATTTCACATAATCCACTACGGACCCAAGCGTGTCATTGTTTCACGTGGAACATTCTGATACGGTGTTAGATCAGACGGAGTTAGATCCAGTAATTCGGGACTAGATCCAGTGGTGCGATTTGGTGCGGAGTTAGATCAGAAGAAGTTAGATCAGACGGAGTTAGATCAGACTATGTAGTGTGGTATGGTGCGGTGAGCGGAGCGAACCCAATCCGAACCGAACACAGTGAGGTGAGGTAGGTCGAACGGAGTGAGACCAAGCCGAGCAAAGCGAGGCGGTGTTAGATCAGACGAAGTTAGATCAGACGGTTTGTGTTCATGTAATGTGAACAGTTGTTCAGCAATGGGGAACAGGGTCATGATGACACTCTTT